TACAACTATATTTATAGACAATGGCTAATGGTGTAACTTATGGTATTAATTTTCCTTTTAATGATTCATTAAAGGGGGATTACCTTTCTTTGTCACAAAATCCTGACCAAGAAATAAGAAGTAATTTAATTCATTTGATTTTAACCCGAAAAGGTAGTAGATATTATTTACCTGATTTTGGTACTAAAATTTATGAATTTATTTTTGAACCATTAGATGGTGTAACATTTGAATCAATTAAAGATGATATTAGAGATAATGTAAGTAAGTACATTCCTAATTTAATTATTAATGATATTATTATTTTACCATATGATGAGTATGAATCAGTTGGAACTTTAAACACAGAAAATTTAGGAAATGGTGTTTATAGGATAGCGGGAAGAAATACTTCTGACTATACCGCTAAAATGAGAATTGACTATACAATTAGTGATAACGCTTTCCAATCAAAAGATTTCATAATTATAAATATTTAACATAAATGGCTGAAAAAAGAATATCCTATACCGTCCGAGATTTTGCCGCTATAAGACAAGAACTTATTGATTATACTAGACAGTATTATCCCGACTTAATTGACAATTTCAATGACGCATCAATTTTTTCTGTCTTGATGGATTTAAATGCTGCGGTAACCGATAATTTACATTATCATATTGATAGAAGTATTCAAGAAACTGTTCTTGAATTTGCTAAACAAAGAAGTTCAGTATATAACATCGCAAGGACATACGGTTTAAAAATACCGGGAAACAGACCGTCAATTGCAGTTTGTGATATAACAATTAACGTACCTGCTTTAGGTGATAGACCAAACCCTGATTACATGGGTGTTTTAAAAGCGGGGTCACAATTTGTTGGGGCGGGACAAACATTTGAAAATCCAAATGATATTAATTTCTCTTCCGAATACAGTTCAACAGGGGAAAAAAACCAAACTGTTATACCAATTTTAGATGCATCAAATAACATTCAAAGTTATAACATTAGAAAAAGAGATGTGTTAGTTAATGGTATCACAAAAGTATTTAAAAAAGTTATAACACCAGCTGACGCAACACCATTTTTAAGTTTATATTTACCCGAAAGAAATGTTATTAACGTATCATCAATAATTCAAAAAGATGGTATTACATATAATAATGTTCCATCATATCAAGAATTTTTAAGTGCTGTTGGTAAATGGTACGAAGTACAAGCATTAGCCGAAGATACTATTTTTGTTCCTGACCCAGCAAAACCAACTGACAAATCTAATATTAAAGTTGGAAAATACATTAAAACTAGTAATAGATTTATTACCGAGTTTACACCTGAAAACTTTATGAAGTTAACCTTTGGTGGTGGTAACACATCTGCTGATGACCAATTGGCCGCATTTGCAAAAACTGGTGTTGCTTTAAGAATTAATGATTATCAAAACAATTTAAGTTTGGGTTATATACCAACACCAAATACAACTTTGTTTATACAATACAGAGTTGGTGGTGGACTTGAAAGTAATGTTGGTGTTAATGTTATTAATACTGTTGGTAATGTGAATTTTGATGTTAATGGAGCATCCCCAGAAATTGGAAATTCTGTTAGAAACTCAATTCAATGTACAAACGTAACAGCGGCGATTGGAGGAGCCAATCCACCATCAGTTGAAGAAGTTAGAAATTATGTAACATTTAATTTTGCATCACAAAATAGAGCGGTTACTATTGGTGATTATTATTCATTAATACAAAAAATGCCAGGACAATTTGGTGTACCAGCTAAAGTTGGTATTTTGGAAAATAATAACAAAATTAATATTATTGTTTTGAGTCAAGACAATAATGGTAAAATGACTCAAAATGTTCCAAAAACATTAAAAGATAATGTTGCCGCTTTCTTATCTAACTTTAGAATGTTAAATGATTACGTTAATGTTGATACTGGTAAAGTTATTGATTTGGCGTTTGAAATTTATATTTCAATTGCAAAAAACACAAATCAAAACTCAATTATTTCTGATGTTGTAACAAAAGTTAGTGATTATATGTTACCGCAAAACAGAGAATTTGGGGAAGATGTTTTGATTTCTGAAATTAAAAGTTTAGTTCAAAATACGGAAGGGGTTGTTAATATATCCGATGTTAAAGTTTTTAACAGATTGGGTGGAAAATACTCAACGTCACAAACTGCTCAAAAATACCAAGACTCAACAACAAAACAAATCAAATTGATTGATGATATAATATATGCACAACCAACAGAATTTTATCAAATCAGGTACGATAATTTAGATATTGGTATTCGTGTTAAGCAGTAATATTCACAAGGAAATTACTTCAACTATTTTTGTAAAATAAGAGATTAACTATTTATGAGAAAGAACAATTATGCCTAAAAGCTATAGGATACGAACATCAGTTGGAAATAGTACACAAACTGACAAAACCATTAAAGTACAAGTTGACCAAGATTTTGATTTTTTGGAAATTCTTTCTTTGAAACTTACTCAGTCTGATGTGTACAGAAGTTTTTGTTCTGACTATGGAGTTGTTGTTGGTCGTGTAATTGCAAATGGTGGATACGGTATTCCAAACGCTAAAGTATCTGTGTTTGTACCGATTGACGCTGTTGACCAAAATGACCCTATAATATCCGCATTATATCCGTATAAAAATGTTACGGATAAAAACGAAGATGGTTATAGATATAACTTACTTCCATATACGCCTTCCTATGAAGGACACGCAGCCACAGGAACATTTCCAACAAGAGATGATGTTTTAACAAGAACTGAAGTATTACAAATATATGAAAAATATTATAAGTACACCGTAAAAACAAATGAGTCGGGTGATTACATGATTGTAGGGGTTCCTTTAGGAAACCAACAAGTTATCTTAGATATGGACTTATCTGATATGGGTTGTTTTTCATTAAGACCAACAGATTTAGTTAGAATGAATCTTGGTAACCCAAAACAATTTAACGGTAATCAATTTAAAAGTTCAGTTGATTTAGCATCATTACCACAAATTGTAAACCAAAGAAAAAGTATTTCAGTTTCTTCTTTTTGGGGAACAGGTACTATTTGTGATGTTGGTATAACAAGAGTTGATTTTGATTTAAGAGATTCAAACATAACTATTGAACCTACCGCAACTTTTATGGGTTCAATCATGACATCCAACGATGATGTCATGTTGAAAAACAATTGTAAACCAAGTTCAGAACAAGGTGACTTATGTGGAATGGTTGCGGGACCTGGTAAAATTTTAGCCGTAAGACAAACAATAAATGTTAATGCAAGTGGTGAACCAATATTAGAACAATACCAATTAGAACAAGGTGGTAAAGTAATTGATGAAAACGGTGCCTTTGTTGTTGATGTTCCAATGAACTTGGATTATGTAACAACAAATGAATTTGGGGAATTAATATTTTCTGATAACCCAAATGTTGGTATTCCAACAAAAGGTAAATATAGATTTAAAGTTAAAACAAATGAAGGTGAAAAGGAAGTTGGCGCAATACAAACATCAAGTAGTATTATTGGACCAGATTTACTAAACCTTTCAGCTTTTAACCCTAAGGGTAGTTTATTACGTGGAAACTTTTTGGTTCCAAACATTAAAGAATATGGTTGGACTGGTAATACCGACCCATCAACATTAAGTACTGTAAGAAAATTTAAACCAACATTTAATGACAATACAAAATTAATTGAAACACAAAGTTTTAATGCTTCTGATTTAGGTGGTAAAAGGTCATTATTAATTAGTTCAATTACAGGTGAATATAAAAGTATATCTTATAAAATTAATAATGTTATTGATAATTCAAAATGGGTTGATTTACCAAATGGAAATGAAACATTAGAGATTACGGTTGAAAAAAAAACAACAACAGATGTTGTAAATGGTAAGGTAGTTGAAACTCCACAAACTGTAACACTTAATTTTAACAATTACAATTATAATTTTTCTTTATTTCAAAGGTCATATGCCTTTTCATTAGATTGGGATGATTATCCAAACAAAACCGAAGCTATAAGTTGCCAAGATTTTTTCTATGAATTTAATTATAATAAAGTTTATACAACAGCACAATTAATTGATGAGTATAGAAAAGGTACTAATAGAAGTAGATTCTTATCTATCAAAGAAATATTAGACAGAAGTTGTGATTCAGAAATAAATAAATTCCCAATTAACGATGGAGTAAGAAACTTTGATTTGTTATATTTTATAGTTTCAATATTTTTTCAAATATTTGGAATTATTGGTGGTTTAATTATTATAGTATA